TTACGAACAGCTAATTAAAAATTATGAAACAATGATTGATACACTTGAGTATGACTCAATGCGTAGCGGCGGTAAGGCTAAACTTAATGCTCCTGTACTGTTTAATATGCACGCACTTAAAGATCGTTATACTGAAAGGTTAGCTAAACCTGTAACAAAGACAGCTCCTATTAAAAAGGGAGGTAATTAACAATGAATAATCCTGAAGCAAATACAGACTCTACCCCTATGGATGATTCTAATGCAATGGACAATAGTCAAACTGAAGAGGCTTTGCTGGCTGACATCATTCGAAATTCAGATTTCGTTGATACTCTACCCGATGAGCAAGTTCCACAGTTAGACGCGGAAGACTCTGATTATGAAGACCCAAACGAATCAGAAGAAGCCGATAACGTTGATGAAGAAGAAGAAGGTGAGATTGAAGAAGAAGAAACAGCGGATGAGGATGATACGTCTACCCAAGAAGCCGATGTGTACACTACTGATGATCTTGACTTGGATGCACAAGTACTCGTTAAAATTGATGGCGAAGAAACTGCAGTTTCCTTTAGTGACCTTATTAAAGGTTACTCTACTGAACAACATCTCTCTAACAAGGGTCGTGAACTTGGTGATGCAAGAAAACAAATGGACGATGAGTATAATAGTAAGATCGAAGAGATTAATACTATGGCTCAGGCTTCAGCTGCAGTTCTGTATACTTCAGAACAGCAGTACTCTAAAGAATACCATGAAATTGAGAAAGCTATTCAAGTAGCTCGTGATGATGGTGACACTTATGAAGTTAATGAACTAAAAGATAAGCGTGAACAAGTACAAAAAAAAGTACTGGGACTCGCGAAATCAACGCGAAAAGATCGTAGAAACAGTTCAAAAACAAACGGAAGAACAACAAAACAAAGCGTGGGAAGAACAATTAAATTATTTTAATGAATCAATTCCTACTATGATACCCGACTTCGATGAAGGAGTTGCAATGTCAATTAGAGAGTTTGCTATCGAAGAAGGTATTTCAGCAGAAATATTAGATACGATTGCAGATCCTGCTATTGTAAAATTTGTTGATGATTACAGACGTTTAAAACAAGGTGTTAGCAAAGGCGCGGCAAAACGCAAAGTCACTAATGTGAAGAAAGCTCCTATCCGTAAGTCAAAGACTAGAAATCAAAAAGAAATTGATGCCAAGTCACGGATTAGAGAAAGAGCATTTAGTGAAGATGCTAGTAATGAAGATCAAATGGATTTCTTAAGAGGACTTGCAGAACGCTCATTATCAAACATTTAATACCTCGGAGGTATAATTTAAAATGGCTAATAATTTAGGCGTACGCGGAACTGGTGGCCCACAGGGACCAGCACGCGGTACAGGCAAAGATGTTTCTCAGCGGGAAGATCTTGCTAACTTTATCACGATGATTACTCGTGACGAAACTCCTTTTATCTCATCTATTGGGAAAGCAAAGGCAACTGCTATTTATCACGAATGGCAGACAGACACACTAGAAGCTCCAGGCAACTCACGGGTTGGCGAAGGCACAGACTACATTGCACCAACAGCTGATGGTTCAGGTGGTACAGGCGCAACTCCAGCAACTGGCAACAAGTTTGCAGTATCTGGTCCTAACCGTACACGTTTGGGTAACTATACTCAGATCAACGGTAAGACAATTGCAGTATCAGGAACACGTCGTGCAGTCGATCAGGCTGGCGTAGCAGATGAGTATGCTTATCAGCTAAAGAAGCGTGGTACAGAACTACGTCGTGACGTTGAGTTTGATATGATTCACTCAATGAACACATCAGGCGCTGTTGGCGTACAAAATGCAAATGCACGTGCCGCTGGTGGATACCAGTCATTTATCAACTCAGCAACAACTGTTGACTATGTTGGTGAATTCCAAGCTCCTTCTGCTGCAACAACAGGTGCAGGTACAGATGCAGACGGTACAGCTATTGCACGTTCAACCATTGCTGGTTCAACAACTGCACCAGATCGTGATCCACTTGCATTGACTAACATTGATAGTGTTATGCAGAAGATCTACGAACAGGGTGGTAAGGCAACAAAGATTATGCTTTCACCAAAGCTACGTCGTGACTTCTCTGACCTGATGGTTGGTGATACAGGTGTACAGCGTAACATTGATGCATCAGGCAAGCTTCGTCAGTCAGTAGATATCTACATGTCAGACTTCGGTGACCTTATGGTAGTTCCTAACTACGTAATGGGCTTGACAAACAACTTTGCGTTTACAGGTGACAACAACGTTGCTCACTCAGGCGCAGGTGTTACTAACCTTGCTAACTTCTCTGCATTGGTATATGATCCAATGTGGTTCGCAACAGCCTATCTGCGTCCTCTCGCAGAGGTTGATGTAGGTCAGCAGGGTGACTCAACCAAAGGTATGATGGTTGAAGAATGTACTCTTGAAGTACGTAACCCACTTGGTTGTGGTGCTATCTACGGCCTTAGCTAGGTTCAATAGGAGGGGAAGCTTAAGGGCTTTCCCTCTTTTTATT